TAAAGAAGCATCTGATGAAGCAAATATTGATAATATAGAACTATCCGATTTTGATGATTAAAAATTACAAAGAAATGTTGAGTAAGTTGGGACAAGAAAACCAACAAGTTACAAATCAAACCTTAAATGATAGGGTTCTTATTATTGACGGGCTAAATATGTATATTCGCGTTTTCGGGGCTGTGCCCGCACTCAACGATGATGGTGAGCATTGTGGTGGTATAACAGGTTTCCTGTTATCCACTGCTGCCACTATTAGAAACCTTAACCCATCTCGTGTCATCATTGTTTTTGATGGTAAGGGTGGTTCGCATCGGAGAAAGGGTATGTATTCCGATTACAAAGGTGGTAGAACAGGTCTGACTCGATTGAATAGGTTGCAGGGGTATGAGGATATAGAGGACCAGCAGGAATCTATGCGTAAACAATTCATCCGTTTATATGAGTATCTTCAAAATTTACCAGTAACTCTTTTACAGGTAGATTATGTTGAAGCTGATGATTTGATGGCATGGATGGCTAATCATTATTTCAGTAATGAGGTTATATTACTTTCTACCGATAAAGATTTTTTTCAATTAATTAACCACCGAATTAAGGTTTATTCCCCTATAAAAAAGGTTATGTATGATGAATCCTTAATAAAGGAAGAGTGGGGTGTAATACCCCAAAATCTTATTTGGTATAGGGTCATTATGGGGGATTCATCCGATAACATTAAGGGTGTGAATGGTATTGGTGCAAAGACGATATTGGGTAAAATGGATTTTTTGAATAATGGTGAGTTGGATTATGATGGCTTTTTGGGTGAAGTAAAACAAAATTGTGATGATAAGTTATCCAAAAAGTTGTTAGAGGCAGAAGATGTATTAAAATTGAATTATGATTTAATGCAATTAAAATCACCTGAAATATCCACATCCATTATTTCAAATGTTAGGGGTATATTGGATAGCACCCACCCCAAATTAAACTTATTAGAGTTCAAAAAAATGTTTATGTATGATAAATTATACACTGCTTTTGCAAATGTAGATTTGTGGTTGAAAAACTCATTTACGGGGTTGGATAGGCTGCTTAAAATACATTTTGATAATCAAAAATAAAGTTGTATATTTTCTTATATGGAAAAGTTTGGAAGCAAATTTGGGACGGGATTTCAAACTAAAATCTTATCTGCTCTTTTATCGGATATGGTTTTTAGTAGGCAGATATTCGATATATTAAAACCACAATACTTTGATTCAGAAGCATCAGAATGGTTGTGTAAAACGATTTTAACATACATAGATACCTACGAATCCAAACCAACATTAGATGTTCTTAAAACGAAGATAGCACCCATTGAGAGGGATATATTAAAGTCATCCGTCATTGATACCTTAAAGCAGGTTTGGCGGGATTTAGAATCAGATGACTTAGATTATGTAAAAGAAGAAACTTTAAACTTTTGCACCAATCAATCGCTTAAGCAGGCTATTTTAGAATCAATTCCACTTTTAGAGCAAGGTAAGTATGATAAGATAAAATCAACCATTGATACTGCTATGAAGGCAGGGCAACCAACGGATGTTGGGCATGAGTACAAACTAATGATAACTCAAAGGTATGATGAATTGGCAAGAAGTCCTGTTCCTACTGGGTGGGATGTTATAGATGAAATTACGCAGGGTGGATTTGGAATGGGTGAGTTGATAATATTTGCAGCACCGCCCGGTATTGGTAAATCCTGGTCATTGGTTAATGTTGCATCAAACGCTGTAAAGAATGGTAAGATTGTGGTGTATTATACATTAGAATTATCAGAAGCAATGGTAGGGCAACGATTTGATTCAGTATTTACGGGAATACCAATAGCTAACCTAAAATACAATATGGAGGAGGTTGAGAGGGTAGTAGGTTCGTTGCGTGGTGATTTGGTTATTAAAGGGTTTAATTCAGGTACTGCTGGTATAAATGCGTTAAAAGCCCATATAGATAGGATGGCATTACAGGGTAAGAAACCTGATGTAATTGTGGTTGATTATGCTGATTTGTTAAAGGGTTCTGCAAAGGAAAAGAGGCATGAGGTTTTGGAAGAGTTGGTTGTGGATTTACGGGGGATGGCAGGTGAGTATGGTGTTCCATTATATACCGCGTCGCAGATTAATCGTGCGGGTAGCGAGCAAGATGTAATTACGGGGACATCAATTGCAGGTTCTTTTTCAAAGTTGATGACTGCTGATTTTGTAGTTTCATTGAGTAGAAAGATTGATGATAAATTGGCTGGGACAGGTAGGTGGCATGTTATTAAAAACCGATTTGGGCCTGATGGTATGACATTTCCATCCAAAGCCAATTTCTCAAATGGGCAAATTTTGATATATAATGATAATTCAGTAGATGGTCAAAATACCCAAAAAGAAATGAAAAATGGGGAGAGTTTAGTGAGAAAAAATTTATTACAAAAATATAAAGAAGTTAAGGGTGATATTGGGTTTTGATTTGTATTTATATTTACACACAAAAAATTAAGGGGTAAGATTATGGGATTATTTGAAGAGAGAATACCTTACAAGCCGTTTGAATATTCGGAGTATTATACTGAAGGATGGCTTCCGCAGATGCAATCATTTTGGTTACACACCGAAATACCAATGCAGGGAGATGTTAAGGATTGGAAAGAAAATTTGAAAGAACATGAAAAAAACCTCGTAGGTAACATTTTATTGGGATTTGCTCAAACCGAATGCGCTGTTTCCGATTATTGGACGGGGATGGTTACGAAATGGTTTCCAAAGCATGAAATAAAACAAATGGCGATGGCATTTGGTTCGCAGGAAACAATACATGCTACCGCATATTCATACTTAAACGAAACATTGGGGTTGGATGATTTTGAGGCGTTTTTGCATGAGCCGGAAATCAAAGAAAAATTTGAATATTTGACAGAAGTATCTGCAAATTGGAAACCCGAAGATTTGGAAAGTAATCCAAAGGCAAGAGTAGAAGTGGCACGTTCGCTTGCTATATTTTCTGCTTTTGCAGAAGGGGTATCCTTATATTCATCATTCGCAGTTCTTTATTCGTTTCAGATGAGAAACTTATTGAAAGGCATTGGACAGCAAATGAAGTGGTCGGTTAGAGATGAGTCATTACATTCTAAAATGGGGTGTAGGTTGTTCAGGCATATGTGTGAGCAATATCCAGATTTGTTGGATAGGGTTAGACCGCAGGTAGAACTTGCAGCAAGATTGATGGTGGAGATGGAGTTAAAGTTTATTGATAAGATGTTTGAGATGGGTGATTTAGAAAATCTAAAAGCAGAAGATTTAAAAGAGTTTATAAAGCAACGGGCTAATGAAAAATTGGTTGAATTGGGGTATTTACCTTTATTTGAATATGATAAAATTAGCGCAAGTAATTTAGAATGGTTTTATCATCTGAGTGGGGGAATTATGCATACTGATTTCTTTGCTCTTAGACCTACTGATTACGCAAAAGCAGGTGAAGGTGAAGATTGGGGTGATATATTTTAATTAAATGATAAAATGAGTATAGCAGATAAAATAGCAGAAGAGTTAGGGTGGGAAAAGGAAGTTGATTACCCTTCATGGGGTCATACCGAAGTTTACCTAAAAACAATATCAAAGGGGTATGTTTTGGCGGGTGAAAAACCCAAAGATGCGTATTGGAGGGTATGTACGGCAGTAGCACGGAGGTTGGATAAACCGCATCTTGCTTCCAAGTTTTTTGATTATATATGGCGTGGTTGGTTAAACCTTGCTACACCGGTCTTATCAAATACGGGAACGGATAGGGGGTTACCCATATCTTGCTTTGGTATTGATGTGGGTGATTCCATACAGGAGATTGGGCAGAAGAATTTGGAGATGATGTTATTGGCAAAGCATGGTGGTGGTGTGGGTATTGGTGTTAATATGATAAGGCCGGCGGGAAGTAAAATAACTGGAAACGGAACATCAGATGGAGTTATACCATTTTGTAAAATATTCGATTCGACTATTCTTGCAACAAATCAGGGAGCAGTTCGTAGAGGGGCAGCATCCGTTAATTTGAATATAGACCATAGTGATTTTTTGGATTGGTTAGAAATCAGAGAACCAAAAGGGGATGTAAACCGACAATCACTAAACTTACATCAATGTGCTGTTATTAGTGATAAGTTCATGCGTAAGTTGGAAGAAGGTGATGAGGAAGCAAGGCGTAAATGGTCTAAAGTTTTACAAAAGAGAAAAGCAACTGGTGAACCTTATATTATGTTTAAGGGTAATGTAAACAAACAAAA